GCTGCACCAGCATCCACTCCCGCTGCTGCAGCACCTGTAGTTGGTGGTGATGATGTTCCAATGATGGGACTCAAATTAATCAAAGAGTTTGAGGGATGTCATCTAAAAGCATATCCCGATCCTCTTACTGGAGGACTTCCAATCACGATTGGTTGGGGTTCAACCCGTAAGAAAGATGGTTCAGCGTTCCATATGGGAGATACACTCACTCAGGCGGAAGCAGATGAACTTTTAATTGAGCAGTGTAAGAAAGAGTTTCTTCCTGCATTAAGAAAAATCCCTTATTGGAGTGAAATGTCAGATGGAAAAAGAGGCGCTCTGCTCAGCTTTGCTTATAATCTTGGTGCCGGTTTTTACGGTGGTGATAACTTTAATACTATTACTAAACGCTTGAAGAATAAAGAATGGGACTTGGTTCCTGATGCGTTATTCCTCTATCGTAATCCTGGTTCAAATGTAGAAGCAGGACTTGCTCGTAGAAGAAAAGCAGAAGGTGAAGCTTGGAAAAAAGGTTAACCTCACACAAAGGAACAAATGGAAACACAAACTAAAAAGGAAAAGTGTATGAGTACTGTTATACGCATTGCGATTTTGGGTTGGTCTGCTGCTCTCCTTACTGCTAGTTATGCTGGTGCTCTATCTAAGATGGACCCCACTTTCATTGCTACTGTTTTCACCGCATCTGCTGCAACCTTTGGTATTAACACAATGAAGAAGGGTGGTGATGATGATGAAAAAAAGGATGAGACAAAAAGAGAAGAGGTTGTAGAATCTCTTCCTGAACTACCTACTCCCGAAGTTTCCGCATCGGAACCAACTCTTGAAGAAAGAGTAGAAGTTCTGGAAGGTCAAGTACAACCTCGCACAGGTGGAGCATAATGTCTAAGTCTGCAAATAAAGGTAAAAAAGGTTCTGGCGGTGCTGGATCTTCTAACAACAAAAAGCAAAACTCTGGTAATGCTAACGCTAAAAAAGCAAAGAATGGTGGAAAGAAAAAATGATTGAATTCATGACTTTGACTATTGTTGGTCATGTGTTAGTTGGACCTAACTTATGTCAAACTGATTTTTTAAGTGATAATCAAATTTACACATTTACATACCAATGCCAAGAGAATGGAACACTCCAAAACGAGAGTGTTGGAATGCTCCCATCCACCAAATACTCAAAGCTATAGATAATCACACCCGTCTTCACATGGAGACGGGTGATTTTTGGCATGAAGAGCAGGCCCAGATCTTGAGAAAGTATGTAAAAGATTTGAAAGTCTGGATACACAAAGAAGAAGGATGGTGGAACGAATGAAAAAGTTGTTCACCTCAGTTGGTTTAGTTTTATCCTTAGCATTTCCTGCTATTGCATCATCACTGGAACCAAAGCAACCAACAGTAAGACCTTATAGTGCAGAGGCAATGGGTTGCATGATTCTCCTAGAATGCACTGAGGGTATAGAGAAACTCACAGTGGATTCTGAACTACTAAAGAATCCAGATTTTGACCCGTTCAGAGAAGAACTAAAAAGAATTATTACTGCTCTTGATGGTGTAAATGTTCCTGTTTATGTTGCACCGGAAAGATACTTTACTCCAAGAACAGTAGGATTATATAAGCCAAACTATAATCGTTTCTTCGTGAATGAACAACTTCTCAAAGATCCTAGAGAGTTTCTGGGAACAATGAGACATGAAGGGTGGCACGCTGTACAAGATTGTATGGGTGGTGGACTACAAACTTCTTTTATGGCTCAGGTACATCAGGATTCTGAAATACCTGCATGGGTAATGAAGCAAACTAGATTAACTTATGAATCAATGATGCAAAGTCGTGCTGTTCCCTGGGAAGCAGATGCTAACTGGGCAGAAGAGCAATCAAATCAGACTGCAGAAAAGTTAGAAATGTGTGCGAATGGTCCTCTGTGGGAACAAATTCGTCCTACCCCAATGACGATGGATTGGTTAATTGGATGTGGATGGATGAAACCACAAGAAGGTAAGTATCCTTATTATCCAAATAAGAAAGTTGAGTATTGCACTGAGGGTAAGTATTGATGGATTTTCCGTGGGGAGTTGTTACAATATTGGGATGCGGTCTTATCTTTACTGCATATGTAATTTACTACATACTACGATTAGCACACGAGGAAATGAAAGATGAAAAATCTAGCAATCATTCTGTCAGCAACGAGTCTGGCAATTAGTGGAGCACTTTGTTACGGTGCTTATGTGACTTATAAGAAAGCGGAAGCAATCCTCAACAATCCAGAAGAGTTTGTTGGTAAAGTCGTAGAGAATCAAGTTAATAAAGCATTTGAGAAACTACCTATTCCTAAACTAAATACTGAGAAGTTCAAGTTGCCATTCTAATAAATACCTAAAAAGTATTCATAAAAATGGACGCACAAGATTTTCGTAGTCTTCAAGAAGCATATATGGAAGTTGTTGAAAATCAACAGCAACTTGATGAAGCAAAAGTTGATGATACTATGGATGATTGGAAGAAAATGAATGTTCGTGACAAAAGACATATTGATAGATTAAGTCCAAAAAACAGAAGACGATTGGATATGATTGTTAGATCCGGTGATACGAGTGTAAATCAAAATAGGCAGCAAGCACATAAACAAAGGAGAGGTAAAGGAAAACCCACTGCAAGAAGTATTGGAGGTTCGGGTTTTCACGGGAAATATTATCAATCTCAACAAGAAAAAAAAGCATCTAAGATAAGTCCAGAAGAAATTAAAAAAAGAAAAAGAGAGGATATGAGAAGAAGAATGTCAAATGCTGCTGAGAGGCAGGGACTTTCTGACCAATATGACCTCTACGACATCATCCTCTCACACTTACTTGATGAAGGATATGCTGAAACACCAGAAGCAGCAGAAGCAATTATGGTGAATATGAGTGAAGAGTGGAGAGATTCTATTCTTGGATGATAAATATTAGTGCTTGTTTGTGGTTATTCAAGCAAAGGATTGGGAGCAGAAATGCTCCTTTTCTTGTATAAATAACTATAACCACAAACAAAGCAGATGGAATATTATACTTACGCATACTTGCGGGAAGACGGAACACCTTATTACATCGGTAAAGGTAAAGGGTTTAGATTGTATGTTAAAAAAAGAATTGTACCTTTACCAAGTAAAGATAGAATAATATATCTAAAAAGAAATCTAACAGAACAAGAGGCAATCAAACACGAAATTTATATGATTGCTGTTTATGGTAGAAAAGATAATGGGACTGGGATTTTGAGAAACCTTACTGATGGTGGTGAGGGAACTTCTGGTAAGATTATTAGTGAAGAACAAAAGAAATCTCATAGTTTGAGGATGAGTGGTATAAATCACCCTTTTTATGGTAAGACTGCTTCAAAATCTCATAGAGAAAACATAAGTAATGCTTTATCTGGTAAGAAAAAAACAAAGGAACATATAGAAAAACTACCACAAAATAAGAAAGGAGCAGTTCGTTCCCAAGAATTCAAGGACAAAAGAAAAAATTATATGACTGGGAGAAAGTGGTGGAATGATGGTGAAGTTGAAAGACTTTTTGGTCGTAATGAAGTTCCTGAATGTGGATGGGTTCAGGGAAGAATATATAGTAAGAGTAAATCAAATTAAATAAATGGCAGATAAAGACCCATACATTTATAGGATTAAATCAGTTTTAAAAGTTGTAGATGGTGATACAATAGATGCGTCAATAGATTTAGGGTTTGATATAAGTTTAGAAAAAAGAATTCGTCTTGCTGGTGTCGATACCCCAGAGAGCAGAACAACTGATGCAAAAGAAAAAGCACTTGGTCTTGAAGTTAAAGAATGGCTCAAGAAAAAGTTAGATGGACAAACTGATATTATTGTTAAAACAGAACTCCCAGATTCTACCGAAAAGTACGGAAGAATTCTGGGACATTTGTTTATTGGAGATGCTGAAGTATCCGCAGTCAATAAAAAGAAATCAGTTAATCAAATGATGATTGATGAAGGATATGCTTGGGAATATGATGGTGGAACTAAAAAGAAAGATTTTTCTCTATTGGAATCAAAAAGACAAGCGAGCAGATAATTTTTTAGCAATCTTTTTAGGAGGGGCATAGAGAGGTTTGAATCTTTCTTGTCCTTCTTTTGTGAACTTATCTTTTATTGGTTCATCAATGATTACTTTATTTTCAATTTCGTAAAGTGTGTTTTGCTCTATTTGGTCTCTAATGTACTGTTCAACATTATCAACTTGAGCAACTAATCTTGTTCCTTCTGCTGAGTATTCAAAAATATCAATATGACCTGCTTCTGCCATCACATAATGGAGAACAGGTTTAACTTGTTTGATTTTAATTTTAAACTTATTCTTTGTTGCTTCTTTGATAAATGG